CAGAACAAGGATTAATATGACACCAGAACTATTAGCAATGCTAGGAGGCAGCGTCGGCGGCTTCGTTATGAAGATGATCGCAAACCAAGCGGACACGCAGGCTCGCCTATTCGAGCAGACTCTAAGTAAGCAACTCGCAGCAGATGATTCTGCAGACAGAGCAGCAGGTCGAGGAGGCGTATTCATGCGTCGATTCATTACATTTACGGTAATGTTTGCCATTGTAATCGTCCCTACCGTCATTGCGTTCACCGATGTTAATGTAAGCATACACAAAGAAACAAACGGCTTATTTGGGCTATTTAAGAGCGTTAAATGGGATGAAATAAGTGGTTATGTTATTCTCCCAGAAGTTCGTCAAGCTGCTTTAGCTATTGTTGGTTTCTACTTTGGTTCGTCTCAAGTTAAGTAGTTTCCCCGCTACGAATCAACTTGCAGTAATAGGGGTAGTTAATCTTTAAAATATATGACTGAAGTTCAAAATCAAGCCATCGAAGCCTACATCGAAGCGGGATCCTATAGAGGAGCCGCTCGCCTTCTAGGGAAAGCGGAGGCGACTGTTAGGGGCATCTTAAAACGACTTGAGAGGAGAGGCGAGGTTCCCTGGAGATCTCCTGCTCCTAATCCGAGTCATCTAGCAGTGAAAAGTTCAACTGTTCAATATAACGGTAAGGGGGAAGTTATTCAAGAGTGGAGACGACAATTTCCTACACTAGAACTCATGCAGGACGTAGTGAATGGTCTTTGCAACCAAGCGAAAGGGAAAGGGAAAGCTCCCAAGATTCAAAAGAAAAAGACCAGTAACGATATTTTATTCGAGATCGATCTGTTCGACGCTCACGTCGGAATGTATGCAGACGAGAAAGAAACTCGAGACAGTGACTATAATTGCGACATCGCCGCGCAAAGAATGGTTGAAGCAACCACAGCTCTTGCCGAAAGAGCAACGACTCCAGATAAGTGCGTTATTGTATTTGGCGGCGACATGCTACATGCCGACAATCGAAGTAACCAGACACCAGCAAGCAAGCACGCACTAGATGTAGATACTAGATACCATCGCGTGGTCAAGTACGTTATTGAAGCTTGTACGACCTGCATTGATATAGCTGCAACGATTGCACCGGAAGTCGAGATTGTCGTTCTAGAAGGTAACCACTCTGCCCACTCCGAACTATGGCTTGCGCAAGTCCTTGATGCTTATTATTCTAAATGCCCGCATGTTTCTGTTATGCTTTCCCCCAGCTCTCGCAAGCAAATGGTATGGGGAAATAATCTATTAGTTTGGGCGCATGGGGATAAGATTGCAGCTCAGAAGTGGGCAATGATTGTAGCCGCCGAGTTTGCCAAGGAATGGGGAGCGACAAAGTACCGCCATTTGAAATGTGGTCACGTACACCACAAAAAAGCATTGGCTCCCGTTGTGATCGACGAGCAAAGTGGGCTTATCGTCGAGTACCTTGAAGCGTTATGTGCTACTGATGCTTGGCATGCTGGTGCAGGTTTTGTTGGATCCCAAAAAGGTGCAAGTGCATTTGAGTACCACAAAGAAAAGGGTCTAACAACACGATTCTATCAAGGAGTTTAACAACACTACTAAACTACATTATGCCGACGCCCGAGGAAAATGCATTTGAAATGGCAAAGGGAATACTTGGCGAGCATTTTCCCAATTATGCAATCGTGGCACAAGACAGCGAAGAAAACATTTGGCAAGATGCCAACAACTCACTTATTGGAAAGTGTTTATTTCAAGAAGCTTTATACTTAATAGAGGAGGAGCGAAAGTGGGAGGATCAAGAGTGTGAAATAGATTGGGAAGATGATTATGATTAAACCCTGATTAAGGGGTTTACATACCAATTTAATTGGTCCAACGTTCGTATTTAATTAATTAATAACAATAATAAATATGACAAAGATACCAAAGCCAAATGGCACAGTGGATCAGATTTACTCACTTTGGGAGACAAAGGGAGCATCGGAAAAGCGAAGAGGATACTTAGGAGTTAGCTCGCTAGGTAGTAACTGCAAAAGAAAGCTATGGTATGGCTTTCGACATTGCGACACCCCCGACTTTACTGGGAAAACATATCGATTATTTAACCGGGGGCATTTGGAAGAAAATCGATTCGTACAAGATCTAAAAGACATCGGCTGTGAGGTTCACGAATTCGATGCAGACGGTGAACAATTCGAGGTATCTGCTATCAATGGTCACTTAAAGGGACACACCGATGGATTGGTGAAGGGATTACCTGAGTCACCAGAGACTTGGCACTTGTTGGAGTTTAAAACTAGCAACCAAAATAGCTTTAATAAACTAAAAAAGAATGGGTTAGAAAAAGCAAACTTTGTCCACTACGTCCAAATGCAAGTCTACATGGCGCTAATGGATTTGACCAGAGGCATGTACTTAGTGGTTAACAAAAACGATGAAAGCATTTATTCCGAAAGAATTAAGATCGACAATAAGTTAGTCCAGCAGCAACTGTCTCATGCTTCTACTATCATAGACTCCTCCTTACCGCCGGAAAAAATATCCGAGGATTCAAATTACTTCGAATGCAAGTGGTGCCCATCACGAGACTTGTGCCACGGTACGTCCGATATTGCAGTTCCAATTACAACTCTAAGTTGTCGCCAATGTGTCTATAGCTCACCTATTGAAAAAGGTGAATGGAAATGTTCTAAGCATGATAAGATAATAGACGGAACTCCATGCCGCAACCACTTGTTATTACCATCACTAATTACGTTTGCCGATGCAACTGATGTTCGAGTTAATTCTAATGGCGACGAGGTAATGGAGTACACTAAAAAGGACGGAACTATTTTTGAAAGTGGTGGTGACATTGGAAATGGTCAATATAGCAGCCAGCTTTTAACTTACCTAGGCAAAGATCTATCTACTAAATCCTCCAGAGGAATAGAAGCCATGCATGAAATTGAGAAAGAAAAAAGGCTATTGCCACTTCAAGATAAATATAACTCCAAGAATAAAGAAGTCGATAAAGTGTGGTCCGGTGACACTAGGCTATTAAGAGACGCTTGGAATAAAATGATTAAAGTACCAATGGGAATAACAAGCCAAGAAGAAGAAGGGGAAAGCTGGTACGCAATTGAATTTGGTTCTGATGGTTGTATTATTGTCTTTAATACAGGCTACTCAGAAATACGAACAATAAATAAAAACTAAATGAATATGTCTAAAGAAAAAATAAGCAAGAAACAGGCTATCTTAATAGCCGAGGAACAAGTGGAAGCGATTCTACAAAACCTAGAGCAACAATATAGCATTCGTGCTTTTCGAATTGTCGTTCTATCCGAGCTAGGTGAATCTCCAGAGATTGGCTTGATCGTCGATGAAAGGGGGATTAAATAATGAGCTTTGATTTAAACTCAATCAAGAAAGAGCGCGTGGTTAAAGCACCCCGAATTATACTATTGGGCGTCGAGAAGATTGGCAAATCTACATTTGCCGCTGGATCGGACAACCCCATCTTCTTGCCCATTAAAGGTGAGGAGGGTGTAGATGACTTGGGAGTTGCAAAGTTCCCGGTTGCTAGAAACTACTCGGATGTAATGAACTCTATCAAAACATTGGCAACGGAGGAACACGATTACAAAACCTTCATCATTGACAGTGCATCGGCACTAGAGCCACTTATCTGGGAAAAGGTTTGCCAAGATGCAGATGTAGAGTCCATCGAGAAAGTTGGAGGAGGTTATGGAAAGGGCTACACCGAGTCTTTATACAAGTGGAGGAACTTAATGGATGGAATTGACCGACTCCGGGAAAAAGGGATGGCTTGCATACTAATTGGACACGTTAAGGTTAAAGTCTTTAACGATCCATTGGGTAATAGCTACGATCAATATAGCTTTGATATTAATGACAAAGTGCATGCTGCATTGGCGAGGTGGGCAGACTGCATCTTATTTGGTAACAGCAAAACAATCGTTAAGATTGAAGACGTGGGGTTTAACAAAGAAAAGAAAATAGGTAAAGATCCATCCGGAGCACGTTACTTATACACGCAAAAAAGGCCTGGCCATCCAGGTGGTGGTCGTGGGGTATATGGTCAACTACCTTATGAGATGCCATTAGATTGGAAAAGTTTCTCTTCAGAAGTATCTAAGCTTTTGAAAAAATAATAACAAGCAAGAAAATAAAGATAAAATATGTCAAGTATACAAAACAACCTCAACCACTATTTCGAAGGTGGCTTTAAAGCAGAAAATTATCAACAGTCGGACAATGCTCCGCTTCCAGTTGGAGATTACTATGTGGAAATCGAAAACGCTGAAGTGCGTCAGACTAACAATAAAAAAGGAGTTGGGTGCAATGTTACCTTCTCAATTTTAGGTTCTTGTAAGGATGGAAGCCACTCTGGTCGTAAGATTTGGAATTGGTTTAACCTTCAGCATGAAAATGAGATTGCACAAAAGATCGGTAACGCGGAGTTTGCAGGTTTATGCAAGGCCCTTGGTTTAAGTGTTATTGAAAACAGCGAAGAGCTTATGGGTGGTTCTTGTATCGCTAAGATCATCCTAGACCGAAAAGACTCAGAGCGGAACGCTATTAAAGCATTTGTTCCAGCAGACAAAGCAGCTAGTCCCGACTCAACCTCCGATAATAAAACCGCCACGGAGGAAAACCCTTGGGGTTAGTCACGTAAGTTAATGGGCTCAATTTAAAAGTTGAGATAAAAACATGAAGAAACTGCTAGGCATCAGTTAGTTAAAACTGCCTACTATTTTAACCAAGTAGGGCGCACACATCATGAATGAAGAAACTAAAATATGGGTAATATCCGTCGAGAAAGACCCGATGCCGTGGGAATACTGGGACTTACCGCATTCCGTATTCACTGGGACTGAAAAGGACGCCGAATCATACATGCTAGGACTAGAGGCAAACAACCCTAAAGAATGGCTATGGTCGATGATCTCGACTCAGGTCAACACAATTCAATCTAACACTGAAGATAGCGACACCGAAGGTGTTCGCTAGTCTGGCTGGTTATACCTTTAATTTTAACCGAAACCAAGAACTATGAAAACATATCACATATACGCAAAAATCTACGATGGCGAAAGGCTTC